CGCTAGTCCCTTAAATAGACCGATTAACGACCGGCAAGCTACAGTAAAACAAGGATAGGTGCAACTATGGCCAAAATAACTTTCAAGACCAAAGCCGGTAAATTACACGATGGGGATATCATCGTGGATGAATTTAAGGTGCCAGCGCTCACTCGGAGCCACTGCGACATGGATAAATTCAGAAGCCATCCTAAATATGGCGATTATGCTAATTCTGATTTATTCCCCGGTATTCTTGCCAGAATTGCAAAAGAAGTGGCTCCATCTGGTTGGATTCGTTCCGACAGACTGCCAAGCAATGTCACTGTTACACCGGGTTATCTCACTACTATAACTATCGAGGTCTAAATATGAAAGAGATAAGGGGAGTGCTGATAGGGGATGTTTTTAAAACCGGGCCATTAAAACACAGTCCAAAAGCGGTTGTAGTTGACATTCTCGCTAAAAAGTCTTTGGCAACTGGTGATTATGTTGGTTTTGAGTGCATCGCAAAGGGTCTTGGACTAGCGACTAATGAGTTTCCAGTGCCTTTTGCAACTGTAGTTCGATACCGCATATCAAGAGAGGCCGTCAATGATTAAACACATTGCCCCATGGGCTCTATTCCCCCTAATAATCATGGCTTTGTGCCACTTCGTATCTCACTAAGTAAACTCCACAACAATAATCAATAGGTGCAGCATTATGATTAAGAAGATTAACCACAATAACCCCGCACTTGCAGCACTTCACCGTGCTTGCAGCAATGGGGAACCAATTGTTGGAATACCGGCAAAAGTGAAGCAGTCACTCACCCAAAAAATTCAAACAAAGACAGAATTGACAGACGCTGAAATTGAGGCCGCCGTTAAATTGTTTGGCTCCAGGTGCTCAGACCGCAAAAAATACATGCTCAAGTGCGCTTTTAGAAACGTGCCACATATTACTGACTACGGCATTTTTGGCCGTGTCATGTTTGGAGAGGATGGCGAAACAGTTTCGTACTGCACTGGTCAGTCATACCCCGATGAAATTAGAACAGTGAGAGAATGCTTGATTGGCCGATAACTAATCAACCGATTTTACAAAAATTCAAACAAGGTGCAACAAAATGACAGACAACAATAACAGCATGAATATCAGCACGATAGCAACTGAGCAAATGATGCTCTTGATTGATTATTATCAATCCAGCTTAAACCAAGCTTTGCAGCGAACTAGAAATGCTCTGTGTGTTCGATTCGACCGAGAGAAGAATGTAGCAGACTCATTAGAAACGCATTTTGGCAGACTTATGAGTAATCATTTCACTACTGAATTAATCAGCGGCATGTATAACACTTTCATCGAACAAGTAGACTGGCAAATTGTCGCTGAGCATTACATTCAAAAAGTAAAAGAAGGAGAGAGCGCATAATGACACCAAAAGAATTTTTAGCCAAGCATCCTAAGCCGTGGGATTGGGATAGCGAAATAGACGGTGGCAACTTCATAACTGATTCAAGTCATAAATATGGAAAGAAGTTCAGCCCTATTAGTTGCGATGATATTCTTGCCTACATAAAACGCTTGGAAAAAATTGCTTGCGACCGATTCGATGATTTAGAAAACGCTTTTACGATTTACGAGGATGAGATGTAAATGACTCAAAATTCGATAACTAATCTGGGCATTTTTGCAAAAGATGGCTATAAAATGTGCGCCTGGTGTGGCGAGTCTCACAATGAAGCTACGAATTATTGTGAGCTTTGCGAATACAAAATAGAGGAAGCTCAGGCAGATAAAGAAGAGAGCAGTTCTCTTGGTGCAGTACATTTTGAAGGTCTTAGCGATTGGAAGAGAAATAGATAATGAATGACAAAATGACAGAATTACAATGGCATTTAGCAGAGCAAGATACTAAGGATTTTATAGAGCAATTAGAAAGTATCGCATCTCTTTATGGTTGGCATGTTGGCTTAACTGGTGGCGTTTTATATAAAAAAGCAGGACGAAAAGATTTAGATATTCTGCTTTATTGCAATGGTAATCCCGACGCCCTAAGCAATCTAAGCCGTTTTAATAGGATGCTTAGTGATATGGAGGAATCGCTAAAAATACAATTTGCTTGCAAGCCAGAAGCAATACATTGGGTCGTTAAAGCTACATGGAAAGGAAAACAAATTGATTTTCTCACTCCACAAGCTGAAATAGGATATTACAAAAGACGAGATGAGATTTTTAGCGAGGTTGTTTTGTAATGGCTAGAAAACTAGAATTTGAACAATTTGAATATCAAGGAAGGCAGTTAGTCAGTCTCACTAAAGCTTGCGAAATTCTTGATTTATCTGAGTACAGAATGAAGCAACTCGCAAGAGAGGGATTGATTACCGCCACTAAATTTGCTGCTCGCTGGTGGTTCGACCTTGAAGCAGTTGAGCAGCGTTCAGGGGCCAAGGGGCCAGCTAATATAAGGGGATTGTAATGTTAGGCGACCCAGAAACAGGATTAACAGGCGACCCGCTAATTGACTTGCATTTAAAAATCAAGCAATGGAAAAAGATGGAGGAAGAATTAGTTATCTATCGCATATTTGCTCAAGAAATCAAAGAGGCGAGAGAATGGGGTTCTAGCGGAATGTATAATCGTGCAGCACTCGCGCTATCGAAATTGACAGAAGCGTTGAACCCAAATGCAAAGAGTGATTCGTTCTGTAATCACCATTTGATAGATGCGCATAGATGCCCGTATAAAGAAGAGATTAATCAGGATTATTCTTTATGCAATTGCTGCAAAGCCTGCCAGGATGAATGCTCTCAAAGTATTTAAAATAAATCCCTATTCTGAATCAAGATACTCTGTGGTAACATGGAGTATCTTGTTATATGGAGCTAGAAAGATATATGTCATGGAGACCTGAAATTATCATTGGTGGTATTACTTTTGTAGATGTTGGCATCGCTGCCGATTTGCTGGAATATGATGTATCGCATCTCAAGAAGATGGCGAGAGAAGGCACAATACCAGGAAAGAAGATACCAGAAGGGGCAACTACGGGAAAGTGGTATTTTGATATAGAGGCCGTTCGCCGGGCTTTGTACGGTTTGCCAACAATCAATATTAAATCCAATACTTACAGGAAAAAGGCGAGATGAGAAAATCAGAGGGGCAAGCCTTAGAACTCAAGTTTAAAGATGATAGCCGGATAACTTCTACTTTTGTCCTTCAACCGTCAATATGTGGATGCTCTCAATGCTATGACCCTTATGGTTACGAGTTATCCATATTCATTAACGAGAATGATTGCGTTGAGTCGGATGATAAAAACTACGATTTTGCCGGGGAGTTGGAAAAGCTTATAAAGGACAAGGCGAGATGAGAACGCTTGAAGTCAGGCGCAGAAACGATTGGGTTTTTGCTTGGCAATTCAATTTTCGAGATGAGGTTGACGGCAGGCGCTACACTACGGCTCTAACTTGGCATTACAACGTAGAATGTAAAGATGGTAAGCGCCGGGGATTTTGGTGGAGCGCAATACGAGATTGCCCGGTTCCAATTGAGAATGTAAGAGAGATTTTCCGAAAACCTCACGTTAGGATTTAAATGAACCGTCAACAAATTATCGAAGAGTATGCCAAGGCCGGTTATGCTCTGTTTAAATGCCAGCGAACGCCAGACGGTAAAAAGATACCATCTAAGAATTGGCGTAAGTCTGTCAATGACCCGAATATTGACCCGGCTATGCTCGGAGATATTTTTGGATTGAATCTCGGCCCGCAGGATTTAGTGATTGATGTTGACGTCAGGCGCTTTGTGAATGGTGAAAACCAGATTCGCAAATTGTTTAAGCAATTGAAAATCACAATGCCAAAAACTTTGCAAGTTCAAACAGGCGATAAACAAGGCGGTTGGCATTTTTATCTCAAATTGCCCCCAGGCGTCAAAATTAGACAGAGTTTGCCGGGCTTTGAAGCCATTGAATTTAAGACCGAGGGTAGATACATCATTGGCGCCGGTTCGCTTCATCCTAGCGGCAAGCACTACGAAATCATAGATGGTTCAATTGATGACATACAAGAATGCCCGCCTGAACTCGTTGAAATTCTTAGAAGCGACGAATTATCAGGAGGCGTACTGGAACATGATGGCATATGGAGCGACGATGATGCCGCCATCAACCAATTCAAGTCGTATTGCTCCACCGCTCCCGCTGCCATCTCTGGAATGGGTGGGGATGAGCAAACCTACAAAGTGGCGCTTGCTGGACGTGATTTCGGACTATCGGAGCAATCCGTACTTGAAATCATGGACGAACAATATAATCCGAAATGCTCGCCGGAATGGAGCTACTCTGACTTGGCGGCTAAAGTCTCAAATGCTTTCAATTACGCTAAAGGGGTGGCAGGCTCCCGAAATCCTAGCGTTATCTTTGCCGATGTTGAACCGCACTCAGACGCTGAAAGAGAAGAGCTTGAAATCTTGGGTGAGTCAAATCAAAAACTGCTCGACTCTGACCAACCAACATTCACAAAAGACAGAGATGGAAAGCCGCGCCCAACAATTTCAAATGCGCAATCCTACTTCCTCATTAAGCCAACCGAGCGTTTTCCGAACCCCCTTTATGGATTGGTGAGATTCAATCAATTCACCAAAAAAATTGAATTGACACGCCCGGCCCCTTGGCATAATTTTGAGGGAAGTAATCTAGCCTGGCAAGAATCCGATACTACGCAGCTAGAGTCATTTTTAAGCAGAGTCAAGAAGTTCGACCCAGGCGCGAATATCTTATTCAAAGCGGTTCAATGTGAGGCTTACCGCCATTCTTATCATCCGATTAAAGATTACTTGAACGGTTTGAAGTGGGATAAAATCCCGCGCCTAGAATCTTTTTTGGTTGATTTTGTTGGAGCACCGGATACTTTGTATGTTAGGGAAATCGCAAAAGCTACTTTAATTGGCGCAGTTTCAAGAATATTTCAACCGGGTTGTAAGCATGATTCGATGCTGGTTCTGGAAGGCAATCAGGGTAATGCTAAGTCAGAAGTTGTAAAGGTTCTCGGCGGGCAGTGGTATGGAACATTCCCTATCATCACCAAAAACAAAGATACGATTCAGAACATGCAAGGCGTTTGGTTTATCGAAGCGGCAGAAATGGAGTTTATGAAGCGTGAACAAGCCCAGGCGTTTAAGGCATATCTTACAACTACTACTGATATTGTTCGCTTTCCTTACGAGAGACTCAATTCCACTGTACCCCGCGCAGGCATCTTTGTGGGAACGGTTAATCCTGATAACACTGGTGAGTATCTTAATGACTCTACCGGAAATCGCCGATTTTGGCCGGTGGCGACTACAACGGTTGATATTGACGGCCTCAAAGAAGCCCGCGACCAGCTATTCGCAGAAGCTGTTTACCTTTATAAGAAAGGTGGATTGAACTATCTCAAAGATTCAGCAGCGATTGAAGAGGCTCTTATTGAGCAAGAGAAGCGGGCGCCGAAAGAGATCTGGGGCGAGGTAATTGGAAGCTGGTTGCGTAGAACTTCAGCAATGCAGCCGGAAGAATTGACCACTGAGTACATAGCCTCTTCTGGTTTAAACATCCCAGTTTCACAAATGAACCGGCTAACGACTATCAGAATCAACAAAGCAATGCACGATTTAGATTATAAGCAGCATTTGAAGCGAGAAGGTGACCACAGATATAGGGTTTGGCGGAAAGATAATTTAGGGGATTTGTAACACAATAACCATGCGGGTCTAGCCCTTGTTCACCGAAAACGATTTAAAGCCGTTTCAAAAAGTCGCTGTTGATTTTTTGACCGATAGCAAACTGAATAAAATTCTTGCAGATGACCCAGGGCTTGGCAAAACTCCTGTGTCGGTCATTGCTCTCAAGAAACTCAGACCAAAAAAGACTTTGATATTTTGCCCAGCGACGATAAAAGTCACCTGGGCTGTGCGTCTCATTGAATGGGGATTTTGTCAGGCCGATGATATTTATATTGTCAATTCTTTATCGGACGTGATACCAGATAAGAAAGTCACGATTTTAAATTACGACTTGATTCAGCGCAAAGATGACACCAGAGTTTTAGACCAGTTATTAGAATGGGATTATGGCGTACAGATTTACGATGAGGCCCATGCGCTGTCAGGATGGAAATCAAGGCGGTCTAACGCGATTCTCGGAGGCGATAAGAAGCAGATACCGCTTAGCTCCTGCGGGGTTCGTAAGTGGTTCTTATCAGGCTCCATAGCGCCTAATAGAACTATTGATTTGTACCCTATTATGGTTACTCATTTCCAAGAGTGCATGAGTGGCCGCATTACATATGAAGGATTCGCCAAGTATTTTTGTGGCGGATATTACGACCAGGACGAAAGAGCAGTTGTCGCTAAGGGCGCTACACATACAGAAGAATTGTTTGAAAATCTGAAAGCAGCAATGCTTCGCAGACGTGTTGAAGATGTTTACCCAGAAATGCCGGAGGTTTTAGAACGTGACATATATTGTGAAGTCGATTGTGCTGCGAACGAGGGGAACACCTGCGGGCCATCCCTTAGAAACGAACTTTCAATTGCAAAAGGAAGTTTTATCGTTAATCATGTTCGGGGGATACTTGAGTATCAGGATAAGGTGGTCGTTGCATGCTTTAGTCGCGTCCTCATCGCCTCCTTATTACATTCTTTGGCCGAGTATGGGGCGGTTGTTGTCGACGGAAGTGTATCGCGCAAAAATAAACAAAGAAATATCCAAGCGTTCATACACAATCCGTCGAAACGTATTATAATTGCCCAAATCAACGCAGCAGGAACAGGGCTTGACGGGCTGCAACGAGTGTGTCATCATGTGGTACATTGTGAGCCTGAATGGAGTGAAGGAATTGACGCTCAATTGGTTGGGAGGTTGAAGCGATTTGGACAAACAAAACCAATCTATGTAGATAGAATTATCGCGGTCGATACATTCGACCAAAAAGTAACTAAAGCGAGATTGAAAAAGAAAGTCGTATTAGACAAGTTATTAGCAACAAACGTGAGGATTGAAATGAGTTTAGAACAGAGTTTAGAAAGAATAGCAGTAGCTTTAGAGAAGTTGGCGGGAAACGCTCCAATGCCGGGTGTCTCGACAAGCAAAGCCCCTGTGGACAAGGAATCGGATACAGCTACCGATGCTGGCAACAAAAAACCGGCTGCTGGAAAGAGCACCAAAGAAGTAGCGAAGAAAGAGAAAGAACTGACTAAGGACGATATCGCAACTCTGGTATCAGAAGCAGTTGATACTTTGACTGGTATTTTCGGTGATGAGAAGAAAGCTCAAGCTGAAATCAAGCCGATTATCAAAGAGCATGGCGCTGAGAAGTTGAAAGACTTGAAGCCTGCTGTATTCAAAGATTTCAAGGCAGCAATTGACGCTTTGATTTCAGAAGCCTTAACAGGCGATGTCGGCGGCGATGACGTAAACGAAGACGAGGACCTATAAGAAACAGAGCTTTGGTCGATAAGCTCGGTAAAAAATTTCGACCACATATCGCAGCCTCTAAGTACACCGTGCAATTGCTAAGTGTAGCTAGTTGGTTCAAAGCCAAGGCTGTGACATTTTAAATAAAGAGGTGTGAAATGAGTAGAGAAAGAAGTGTTTCACAGATGGGTAGGTACTGCGATTTATGCGACAAGAAACTGGGAGTAAACGAAGGCGAAGGCATAAATGATAAATGGACTGATGTTGATACTTGCGGGGAATGCTGGGATTCAACACTAGCATCGACTGTGGAAGACTCAGTGGTAAAAATGATTTGCAGATTGGCAAAGAGGATTAGTAGTCTTGAAAAACGAAATTGAAATTGTAAAAGCTCACGCCGACTTAGGAGCATCAAATTGCGAACGCTGGTGGAATTGCCCCGGCTCAGTTGATTTAATAGCTCGAAATGGCTGCGTTAGTAAAGGTAGCAGTTATGCGGATGAGGGAACCCTGGCTCACGCTTACGCTGACTACCAGCTTAAGGAATATTTCTGCAAGTTGGAAGATTCGGATAAGCACCCGACAGAAGAAATGCCCGCAGATATGCAGGATGCGATTAACGTTTATTTCAAGTATGTGCTTGATTTAGAATATGATTACAAAGTAAACGCTCGGCATATTCATTTTGAAAAACGAGTTCACATCGACATTCCAGGTACAGAACTTTTTGGTACAGTTGACTGCGCTATTCATGTGCCTTATCGCAAGTTGATTGTTATTGATTACAAGCATGGCGCCGGGCATAAAGTGGAAGTCTTTGAAAACAAGCAACTACTTTTTTATGCTCTTGGTGCAATTGATTCTCTACTTACCAAAGAGCAAGTAGAAGAATTGGAAACTGTGGAAATGGTCATTGTTCAACCGAGGTGCTTTGGTGGTGGAATATCGTCCTGGGAAATTACGATTGGAGAACTTGAGACACACAGATTGGAGCTTATTAGTGCGGTTAAAGCCGTGGTGCCAACTGCCAAGCTTAGTGCGGGCGATTGGTGTAAGTGGTGCCCTGCGAAGGCTGTTTGTCCTGCTATTGTGCAAGCTAGCAATGAGGCGGCGGGCGTTGTATTCCAAGAAATCGCGCCAAAGAATCTTCTTGACCCGAACGTTTTGACTTTTGAACAGAAAGTAAAAATCCTCGACCATAAAGACTTGATTGAAGAATGGCTTGATGCAATTTTCAATGACGTTAGAGACGCCGCAGAGCGCGGCGAAGAAATCCCAGGATGGAAACTTGTTACCGGCCAGACTAAGCGGAAATGGATTGATGAAACCCATGCTGAGCAGGTAATTATTACCGAGCTTTCAGCAGACGGGTATTCTATTACCGGCATCTTCGCGAAACCGAAGCTAGTAGGGATACCTGCTATGGAGAAGGAGTGGAAATCTTTAAAACTAGATATGGAGGTACTGAACAATTTAATTGAAAAACCAGAAGGAAAGAAAACCCTTGCAAAAATAGGCGACCCAAGAAAATCACAAGAAGCTCGCGCCATAAGCGCATTTAAAAACGTAAAAACAAAGGAACAAAAATAATCATGGCAACAAGAACAACAATCGTAACTCCTGAATTTAGACTAGGCTTTAACTTCCTGTTTAACCCGAAAGTAGAAGAGAAAGACGACCCGAAAGACAAGACCAAAAAAGTTGTAGTTGAAGAATACTTGGCGACAATGATTTTCGATAGTGATGCCGATTTGTCCGACCTTAAAGATTTGGTCAAGAAAACCAAATTTGAAAAATGGGGCGATAAAAAGGTTCCGAACTGGCAGCCAACTTTTGTCAAAGGCGAAGACCGGCCAACTCAAGAAGGCGAGCAGAGAGAAGAGTATCAAGGCAAGATTGTTCTCTATGCTAAAAACAAATTCCGCAAGCCGGGTATTGTTAACGAACAACGCAAGCCCTTTATTGATGAGGGCAAGCTGTATCCCGGCTGCTACTGCGTTGCCGAGGTAACTTGTTTCGGTTGGACATACATGGGCAAATCAGGAGTTTCTTTTGGTTTAGAAAACATCATGAAAGTTGGCGACGGCGAGAGAATCAAAGGCTCAGGCGGCGCTCCACCAGAGGAAGTATTCAAGGAAGTTAAACCAAGAAACGCTGACAATTCCGCTGCTTTTGAATCTGAGGATGACGACGACGATGAGCTTTAATGACAAAGAGGCCAAAGAGGCCATTTTAACCATAGTTGATAGAGTAGGGTTTTGGCTTGTCTACATTGTAGCGGCCATCAACTCCCCCGATACAGCAATGGCTACTGCGATGGAAGTTATGGCGGGTGGCGATGAACCAGAACTCTAATCTAGTTTACATCGACTTTGAAACTGCATCAGAAGCGAATCTAAAGAAGGTAGGTGCCTGGCTTTATGCCAGGCATCCCTCTACTTTTATTCAATGCTTGGTTTACGGTGACGATATTGACTTTCTGAAAACTCTTGACCGGGATGTTAGATACTGCATAATTCAAAAGTTGTTTTATTGGGCTAACGACTCATCTAAAATTTTCGTAGCCCACAACGCATATTTCGACCAACAGATATGGCAAGCGATTATGGTCGAAAAATACGGCTATCCAGAAGTGCCTACAAGCCGTTGGAAATGCACGATGGCTAAGTCTCTAGCCTACGGCCTACCGGGAAGCTTGGAAGAGGCTGCAATCACTCTCAATCTTGATTATCAGAAAGACATGCACGGCAAGAAGGTAATGGAAACCCTTTGTCGCCCGCGCCGGAAGTCAAAGAAGCATGATGAGATGTTTTGGACGCCTGAATCTGCGCCTGCTGCATTTGAAACTTTATACAGATACTGTAAGCGCGACGTTGAAACGATGATTGAACTTGACCAGAAGGTTCCCGATTTATCAAAGCGAGAGCAGCGAGTTTGGCAAATCGACCAAAGAATAAACCATGAGGGGGTAAGACTAGATGAGATGGCGATTAATGCTGCTAATCAGCTACGTGCAACTAACCGGGCAAGTCTTATGGCTGATTTTAACGGGGTTTCCGACGGACGAGTAAACAGCCCTACTCAAAGAGAATTGTTTAAGAAGTGGCTGAAATCGCACAATGTAATTGCGAAAGATACCAAGGCTTCTACGTTTAAAGGAATACTGAAAGGCAAGATTTCTAAAGATGTACGCCGCGCAATCGAGATTGCCCAGGAGCTTGGCAAAACCTCGCTCTCTAAACTTGATGCAATGATTAGTCGCAGCGATGATAAATTCCAACTACGCGAGTTATTCCAGTATCACGGAACGCATACAGGCAGATGGGCCGGGCGCGGCGTTCAATTGCAAAACTTGAAACGCTCGGCTATCAATATGGATTTACTCATCAAAGAAATTCAAGAAATCAATTTCGATAAATTTGAGTTTCTTTTTGGTGACGTTAACGATGCTCTCAGTCAATCAATTCGGGGGATGATAATTCCAAATGAAGGAAAAAAGCTGTACATTGCTGACTTTGCACAGATGGAAGCTAGAGTGCTGGCATGGCTTGCATACGATGGGGATAAGCTTGAGTTATTCCGGCAAGGTGAAGACCTATATTTGCACGCTGGTTCATCAATTTACGGGCGGGTCTTATCTAAGGCGGATAAATCTGAACGACAAGTTGGAAAAGTATCGGAGCTTGCTCTGGTGTACGGTGGTGGAATCGCCGCTTTCGCGAAAATGGCCAGCGGATACGAATTAGATTTGATGCCGGTTTACGGGCCGCTGTGGGCGAGTGCTTCTGCCAAAGAAAGAGAAAAAGCTGACAAAGCTTATTTGCTCTATTGCAAAAAATTCCAAGAGAATCAGCGTAAAGGATTGCAGAAAGATGAGGAACCGGTATCGCGGGAAGAGGCATTTGCAGCCGATATTATTAAGCAGCGGTGGCGCATTGCTAATCCGAAGATTGTGCAATTCTGGGAGGATTTAGAAAGTGCATTTATGGAAGCTCTTGAGGAACCTTATCCTGTTGTCTCTGTGGGACGTATTTCGGTTTTCGCAAATGGACCACATTTGCATTGTAAGTTGCCATCTGGAAGACTACAAACTTATCCCCTCGCCGGAACCGGTGATAAAGGTAAGTTGGTATATCAAGGTAAAGACCCGAAAACCGGGAAGCCCGTTAGAGTCCACTTATATGGTGGGAAAATTGCTGAAAATATCACTCAAGCAGTACAGCGTGATTTACTCAGTGACGCAATGATTCGCATTGAAGAAAAGCTGCCAACTTACTTCCATGTACACGATGAAATCGTTTGTCAAAGTGACTGGGATGGAGCAGCGGAGTATTTAGAAGAGCAAATGAAAGCTTCTCGGAAATGGGCGCAAGGAATCCCGGTAGATGCAGTTGTTGATGTAGTTTCGAGGTATAGAAAATAATGGCAGGATTTGAAGCGGAGTGCCGAGCGCGATTCTCTACAGTGTATGGCACAAAGGTCTTTTATTTAGAATGGCCGGATGATTTCAACCCAAAACAAACTTCAAATTCTAAGCATCCGAGAAATAAACAAATCTATCAAAGTTTTTTAGCGGGTGAGAGCGCTACATCTATATCAAAAAGATTTGGGGTTACTTCAGCGCGAATCAGCCAAATTTGCTATCTCACTAATAGAAGAATTTACAAGCACTTGCATGGCAGATATCCGTCAAACAGAGAGCTAAGGAGAGAGAATGACTAGCGCATACAATCAATTAGAGAAAATGCAAATATTTGCAATCAGGGTTTCAGCATGGGGGAGGTATCTTGTCTTAGATTGGGCGCAACAGAAAGCGCTGACAATTCACGCAGAACCAGAAGAGATACAGGAATACAATACTGTCAAGAAATGGTGGGATTCAATAGACTGGAACCACCAAGAGAACGTGAAGCGAATTGCATGGAATTTGTCTGAGAATATAGATGATATTGAGACTTCTTTGGGCAACGAGTTGGCTAATGGAAGTATACCCCCAGTAGCGCAGGCTCTCACAATTTCTGCTTGCCGAGTTTCTTGTTGGGCATTGATGAATCACCTGATGTTTGTTGATATGAAATTTCCAGCATCGATGACGCCGGAAAAAACAGCTAAGCTGAAAGAGCTTAACGCTTGGTGGCAAAATTTAGGCGCGGAGAATCAGGAGCGAACGATTGAGATTGCTAAAGAAATGGCCGTCAAAGTTCACAACCAAGAAGATGTATGGCTGAAAGAGACTCGGGGCGTTCATACACCGCTAGAAAAGGGGAGCTAATGAGAAACGATGATTGCAGCTTCGTTTTCCCCCACACATTGAACGGGGATGACTGCGCTGCCTGTGCCGATTTAGATAGAAAATTCATAGCAAAGAGGAACGAAATTTATGATAGAAGACAAACACCTGAGCGTCGTAGGCCGAGATACGCAACCAAGCAGCCCGGCCACAAAGAGCGATTCAGAAGCGCCGATTATATCGACAATTGAGCATGAATACGTACAAGCAGCATTGCAAGGCGTTCTCGCTAACAGTGCGGCGGCTATTCTCATGGGCCAAATTGGTGCAGATGTAATTATTGCAAACGCTATTGGAATTGGTAGAACTGCTTACAAGTGCATGACGACCGATGCAATGCCTCCTAAAATTGAAACGCCGGTGATTCAACGTGCCCCTGGTTAACCGCCCTACAAACAGCACCGGAGGCCCGGGAACAAAACCTTTTCCACTTATGGTGATAGGTTGCGACCCTGGAGGAACCGGCGCTGTTTGTATCATGACCAAAGATTGGATTAAGACTTTTCGATTTACCCCGAAAAAATTTGAATATGAAATTGCTGTTGAATTTGTAAAATTGAAAACAAAATCTGCTTATAAAATTGTAGCCGGAATTGAGGATGTACACTCACGGAAAGGTAACTCGGCTCAGTCTATATTCTCTTTTGGTGTAAACACCGGCCATGCATATTATATGTTTCACCGGATTGGCTTTAGGCGTAAGGATGTTGAGAAAGTAGACCCGCAGGATTGGCAAAGGCATTTCGGTTTAGGATGGAAGTATCCGACAACTGCCGCTAGGAAAAATGCTCACGTAGCAAAAGCCCGTGAGTTGTGGCCGAATTACAAAATCACTCAAGAGGAAGCAGACGCATGGCTGATAGCGAGGTATTTTTGGAATATGGAGGTAGGATTGTGAGCAGACCAAAAGCGATTCACGAAGACGCAGACCGGGCGAAAGTGCTCGGTTCTAAATTTCAATGCGCTACTATCGGATGCACAGAAGAGAGATTGCCATACCATAATACTTGTGAAACTTGTATGGCTTTAAGCCAGGTTCAAATTGATATTGCAAAAACGAAAGTAAAAATGGAAATCAACACTGTAGGCCCGATTGATCCGAGCAAGTACGTTGCTAAAGGCGATGAGTTATGGAACCCGAAAAATCCGCCTCCCGGTTTCGTTCGCAAGGGCGTTGTTGAAGATGCCAAAAAATTCGATGATGGCAAAGCCCGGTATGACTTGCTACCCGGTTTAGCATTGCAAGAAGTGGCGCGAGTTCTTTCCTATGGAGCGAATAAATATTCAGGATTAAGTATAGATTTTGAGGATGTTCCGGGATGGATAGTAAATCAGTTAAACCAGAATGCTGTAGCAATACAATCACTTACAAAAACAAACAATGCCGTTACTGCTATGAGCGGGCCACTTATGGAGATGATTCAGAGTACCTCGCGCAGCAAAGAGCTAACGCCAAAAAATGGCGAGAGCGAAACCCTGAAAAAACTAAAGGGCATTTTGAACGACGGTACAACTGCCCTGAACTTAGAAAACGAGACGCTGAAACGAAGTGGAAAGCCAGGCTTAGAAAACGTGGACTTACTAGCGAATCTTTTGAGCAACTACTTGCAGACCAAGATAACAAATGCGCAATTTGTTGCCGGGAACTCACAAAGCGCATTCGTCATCTCGACCACGACCATATCACCGGGGTGGTGCGAGGAATCCTTTGCAGTAGGTGCAACAACGGCTTGGGAATGTTTGGGGATAATGCAGAAGGAGTTAAAAAAGCGCTCCGGTATCTGCTTACCTATCAATTCAATATTTAAAACGGGGGAGAATAATTGGCGGTCAGGTCTATCTTATGGCCGGTGTTTTGCTGCCTTACATCGTCATGTGTGGGCCTTCTGGCTTGGCGAGACTCACGATTCTGAATCAGGGCTGCATCACCTCGCCCATGCAATATGCTGCCTATTGTTCCTGCTAGAGTATCAATTCACGGAGACTGGTATAGATGATAGACCCACCGGAGATGAAAAATGAAGTTAGACTTTGTACGAATTGCAACTATTTCCGCCGCGCTGATTCTTATACCGAGTGCCATGGCTGCCGAGCAAGAGCCTACAAGCAACTTGCCCGTACCACCATTGCGGAAGCTGAGTTTCGCCGTAAAGCATCCAAAATTACACAAGATTGGGCGGGGGTTTAGGAGAAGCTGCCAAGTTAGCTTGCCGGTATTGCAAGCCGCAGCTTGTGTTTCTCAAACTCTCTACCCGTTTATTAGATAGGGGATTAAATGACACAACCAAAAAAGAGAAAGAATAACGGCGCTCCGAAAGTTCTAGTAGCATTTCCCCCGGCGATGCTGCAAATGATAAACGAAATTGCTGCCGCTGAGCATAGAACTCGCAGCGACTTGATTAGAGAAGCAATGCGCCGCTACGCTACAAGGTATGTAAACGCTCAAATTGGCCGCAATACAGTATTACCCGCAGTATCAGAAGAGGATGTATAATTGGCGCTTTCACCAAAGAGGATTTATAAATGCCATTCACACCTGTAGCCAATATCTACTTTCTCAGCCTGACAGAATCCAGCACTGGGAACATCGTTTATATCAATCCTCAATTGATTGAAGCAGTTACCCAGAACCCATACAATGCGGCAGCAACTAACGTTACTACCTCGCAAGGGAGGGTTAGCGTTAACGAAACAATTTCAGCAATTGCCGGTAAGCTGTCTGCGCTGTTCGGTCTGCAAGTAGCCTAAATAAAACGCCCCCAGTGAGTTGAATTACCGGGGGCGTTTTATTTCAAGAACACTAACCATGACGAAAGTGTTATTTTATTTTAGCAGCTTTGTCAATTCGTCAACATTATGTTTGAAAACCAACCAACCATTGAGCCCACCATTCACAGTTCGGCGAACCATTTTCCAAGCGCAGATATTGCATGTAACTTCTGCGAACTTAGGACGGCGATAAACCGGCTTGCCTTTGCCACTGGAACCAATAAACAATAGGCCGTCATGGCCGCAGAATTGGCAATGCCCGGGGCCAGATGCTCGGGCTTTATCTGCCCAATCAGCGCAGCCGTGAGTTTTGAAATAGTGGGCCAGGGCGACCGCTGCGTTCTCTGGTTGTAGCAATAGGTCTGGGTTTGCTTCTGTGTCCACGTTTAAAACGCTTTTAAGGGCTCTGTAATTATCCCTGCCTGTAGTTTGTACATACCCCCTGCCGTGATACTTCACGCCGTCGCCGGGATGCACGTTGCCGAGGTCTTTGCGGTTCTCGTAGTTGTCTTTGAAATACTTTGGGCCGCCAAATTCATTGATAGGCTTGAAGCCTCTTACCTCAGTACCAATGGTGGCGAGAACTGCAATGATTGCGGCATCAGATTTGATGTTGAATTTATCGAGAGCTTTCTTGATTATCGGCCAGTCAGATGAGACGGCTTGCAATGGCGAGCTAAGCGCGATTGCAATTTGTAGTGGTGTTGGGTTAAACATCTCCATCCGCTCCTTCTATGTCTTTGATAATGAAATGCCCTGACTCACTCATTCGGTGTTCGTCATCTGCAAGCACTGGTTTGCCGGTGATTCTTTGCAGTGTTTTTGGATTGACTAAATTGAAACCAAATCCAACCATGCTTATTACGCCAACCAAAAAAGGCCAGTAGTAGTAAATTTCCGACAAGTGATATGGCATCCCATTTTTAAAGCAGAAGACTTGAAAGAGTGGTGGTATTAATGGTGCTGCAACTACAAGTAAGATGCTGACCATCAGGCCAAAGCATCTTACCCATGCGAGCATCACTTGTTCCCTAACTTCTAAAAAGATGGCGGCTACATCAACGCCTTTTGCTTTAGCTATCTTTATCGCTAATACAAATTCTGCCTGCGCTTCTATCAACGCTAATATTTTCTGCCGGGCTTGATAATCCTTTGGTGACATGGGGGCTTCCTTCCTGTGGATAGAAAATTAGGACTGCTCCTGCAACGGTTACTACAACGTAGAACGCGATTAAAATCAACTCAACCATGATTACTATACCTCATAGGGAAGCTCTGATAAAGCCTGTCTATCAAAGCTTCCCGGTGGTTATGACCTATTCCTCTTGTGGAGGATTTCCCATCATTGTATCCCATGCAAGTTGAGTCAGATTCTTTGCCTGCTTGATTTTCAATTCTTCCGAACGGTCATCAACTGGTGGCAACTCGGCTACAACTTCCTCTTCTTGTACTTGGTCTTTGTCGTCTTTCTTAGCCATGAGAATTAATGCCCCGCTACTTTAGCTGCATCCACAGCAATGGATTCAAGACCGCTTAGAACCGCCAATGCTTTCTTCTCATCAGCAATCCAATCATGCGATGCTATCCACTTCTTAAATTCTGGGATTTTAATTAGTGGTGCCAATTCGATGAGAAGAGGAAGGATAGAGGCGATAACCGGCTCCACTTGTTCAACATCGGATTTGCCATCATGATTTAAATCAAGCTCGTTTACGTGGTCGATTAATCCACCAAGAAGGCCCTTAGCGACAAGCGGTACGCCTTCAAGCAACACTTTTTTATCGAGTTGGTATCCAGATTGGTCAACTTTTGGTTTAGACATTTTATTCTCCTTTAGAATATTGATACTGGGTAATTAGTTGTAACTTGGTTTGTCGTACCTGCGCTGCCTGCGGAAGCAGGTTGCGCTGCGGCGCCAGTTCCAGCAGCCCCGCCTGCAACTGAAAGTGCAGAACCGTTTACTGCAAGGGTAGCTGCGGCAAGGTCGATGATACCACCACCGCCACCACCACCGCCGCCACCACCTGCACCACCGGGGCCGCCTGCGCCGCCGTTGCAAGTGATTGAGTTAATTGGCAGAGTTAATACGTTGTTGCAACGTATGCCTACAGTACCGCCGCTGCCCCCACCGCCACCGCCTTGGTTAGCAGTAACGGGAGTGCCGCCAACCGCGCCGTTAGCTGTTATAGAGCCTGTTGTAATAGTGAAAGCAAGGAGACATTCTATATAGAAGCCGCCACCACCTGCGCCACCTGCGCTGCCTGTTGAACTCGCAACAGAAGTATAGCTAGACCCGCCGCCACTGCCTGAGAACGAATCTTGATAAGGGGATGCGTATCCGCCTAGAGCTATTGTGCTTGCAGTTAAAGAGCCGCCGTTACCTCCGGCGCCACCGTTGCCACCACCGCCACCGCCAACAACTACTGATGCAGTACCCGGTAAAGCTGTTCCGCCGCCGCCTGCGCCCTGGCCTTGAGATGGTGGAGTTAATTGGGCAGGAGTCGCGTTTGTAACCATTGACTGGCCGCCCGCTGAGTCTGTCGAAACAGTAAGAGCATGGGCCAAAGTTACTAAGCCAGAGACATAGACTCGTGTTCCCGGTGCAGCGGTAATTGCTCCTGTGCTTGTCCAGTTTCCACTGTGCCAATATGTTCCAGATACAGCGCCGGATGTTGGAAATTGTCTACCCGCGCCAACGATTGAAAGAGAGCGTAAATTTGCGGGTAAACCTGTTCCCCATATAGGAGCAGTTGTGGGACCGGTGCTGATTGGCACCGTTCCCGCGGCTCCCGTTGGCACGGTGCCTTTTATCAGTTGGCCTGTTGAATCCGCGAAAAATGCTAATCCCCAATTCGTTGTCGTTCCATTTGCCGGGCCAACGACTGTACCGCCACCGGGAATCGGAGCGGCTTGAGCAAGAGCGGCAGCAGGAGAAACAAATTCAATTGCATTACCGGCTGCGTTCATACGAGCAACATATAAAGCCGGGAATGGCGGCGTTAAGATACCACTGATGATGCCTTGGAATTGTGTTGGTAATTGAACGCAAGCTATAACTGATGCGGTTATCTGCTGAGCAATCATGGTCAATCTATCGAACGCATTTATCAATTTAGATTCTGATAAGTTGCCTTCAACTGGCAGAGTCATCGCTTGAAGTAAATCGCATGACCGACCAATTACGCCGGCAGCACTCAAAGCAGGAGGCGTAGTTGTAAACATCACAGACCCGCCTACGCCCGTTGTACCGTCTGCATTTAAGTTAAGGGTAACAACATATCCGGATGATTGAACGATGCCACCAAGAGAGACATAGACATCTTTCGTCGCTTGCGCTGCAAACGTAAAAGCAAACGGGCCGAATGACGCTCCGTCTCCTGTGAATGTGTTTGTCAGGTTTGTTGTTCCTACAGTCATCTCTTATTCCTCTTATTCGCTCAGTGTAAATAGTGCTGGTTTTTTCGGTTTCTTTGGCGGCCCGACTAGCTTGCGAGCGGTGGAAGTTACAACAGGAATAGGTAGTTTCGTTACCGCAGGCAGCACTGATTTACCTGCATGGAACATTGTCTGCGTTACTTCTGGCACTGTGGGCAAATCGTTTTTCAGAACTAAATCCGCCACCATTTTGTGCATGTCTTCAGCTAATGATATGCCATTCTTCTGGGCTTCAATTGGAATAAAGTTAGGGTCAAAGGGCTTACTAGCGCCTTTTAAACCGGCAAGTTCTTCAAGATGTATCGCCTCATTAGTGATGATGGCTTGAATCATGGCCCCATACAAAGGGTTAGAAGAGAACGGCGATGATATTGCTTTATTGGCGATATCAAGCGCAGATTTCTTGGCGTCAAATTTTTCTTGTTTTTTACCAAAAATGGATTTAATAGCGGCGTCACCAGTTACCGCCGCCGCTGTTGCTACAGTCTCAAATAGCACCGCTGCCACAATGTTTATCAACACAGCGCGAGCGGCTTTGTATTGTTTGGCGGGGTTTTTCTTATCCGCAATCCACTCTCTAATAGCCTTTCTATGAGCTTGAGAGATTTGGATTCCTTGCTTTTTGAATAGACCAAACATTTTACCAAGAGGGCTTTCGATTTCTTGAATGGTCTGCTGGCTTGGCGCTGATGATGATTGAGTTTGTTTTGATATTCTCGCAAATTCTGATAGCGCTTTATCAAATTTCTCTTGGTGCGTTCCTTTGGTGTTGTTGTACATATACTTGAACACAGCCCAACCTGCCGCTCTAATTACGCTTATGTCTCCTTTTTGAACAGGATACATAAGCGCTTGCGCTGCCTTGGAATCGGCTACAGCGTTATCTGCGAACTCACTTGGAGTCTCATTTATTGCTTGAGCAAACAAATCTTCTTTACGGTTTCTGTAGAACGGAGAGTTGCTAAGCACCTCATCGGCTAATTTTTGATGGAAGAAATAATCGTTAATGCCTGATACCAAATCAGGTATCGGCATTTCGTGAGCGTAGTATGCAAATGCTGTCCATTGCTTTAAGAATTGCACAGCCTTACCGGCTACTAAAAAAGTGCCGAGATTGCGGCGGTAAGCTGATATGTCTTGGAATGATACGTGGCGCTGCCGCGCTTTTATGCCGAGTATGTAGCTGTAAGATACATCCAATGCAGCGGGCAATTCAGGCTTTCTTTCTGCAAGAATATCCCTGAACTCTTTATCAGAGAATATGGCAATTAGTTCTGCCGCTCTTTCACCAAAAGCAATCTCATGCTCGTTTGCGGCTATGTGCCTTTGAATCCCACCTGTCAAAGTTTCCATTTGAATTGGTAGAGAGTTTTCGACTCTCTCATGATATGAGCTTGGCGTTATTGCTTTTCTAGTGGGTTGTAAGAGCGTAGGATTTTCCACGTCTTCTCTGGTCGCGGGCGCGTTCCCGCTGTAGTTCTCAATCAGCTTAATTGGAACGCCATACTTTTTAGTGTAGTGCGGCTGAACTCGGTTCTCACCATACTCTTTGTAGAACTCGGCTGCGCCTTCTAAAATCTTTCCGGCGCTTGGTATAGTCTCACCATTCCATCCGTTCGTTATCGCCCGTTCTACGACTTCCTGAGTCGATATGCTGCCTTCTAAATCTGGGCTGTCGATGTATGTTAACTTGTTTCCATTCTCAATGCGAGGGCGCAGCGTATCATCTCTGAAACGCAGCGCTAGTTTTAGCATCGTGTCTTTAGATTCGACCAAAGGAACAATCTCTTTTTCAAAAGTAATCTCGCCTGTTAGCGGGTCTTTTGTTCGCGTTATTTGTGTGTGGTCGCCCCAATCTATTTTGCGGCTGTCATTGCGGATTCGCTCGTGGTCGCTGAGAACCTTGGTATCACCTTTCGTTACCGCTTCTAAATAACTTTCGTAAGCTAAGTGGCGGCCATCAATCTCTGCGTCTTCCTCTTTGTTTATATCGACTAGCTTTGTGAACTCGCCGGAGAAGTCTACAAGGTCTGTCAGGCCGTTATAAGTCAGAGCCGATAAGTCGCCGTACATCGCTGACCGCTTGGAGTTTTTAATTACTATGTTGCCGGTTTGAGATAGCTTTACTTCTCTTCTAGTCTTACCATTCAAAGCCAGTTTACGAGCAGTTATAACCTTTGCTTTGATATTAGCTTTGAACTCTTGAACCTTCGCAGCCTTCTCGGCTTTACCTTCTAAGAATACTTTTTTGATTTCGCTGTGCAGCGCGTTCAGTTGTTCGGAATCCATGTTTAAATACCCGGCTGTTTGCCGGGCGATGAATTGTTTAACTTCGGAAGCCGCGATGCTTTCATCAGGATTAAGCGATAACTTTTTGGTATTGAAAATGGCGAATTGAGGCGCTCCATGTTCCTCTTCGGTAACATATAGGCCATCGTATCCAGCGGCTTTTATTGCTTTGATTGCTCTCCCTGATTTTTCAAAACCTTCTGGCACATCGAAATCGACAATTAAATCTAGTTGCAGAAGCTTACCAGGAGTATCGAACCTTTCGTCCATCTGCCTAGCTTTGCGTTGGGCATCAAGCATCGATTGGTCATACCCGATTTCAGCAGCCAATTTTTCCCAATCTTTTTCTGCATGAATTTGGAAAAGTTTTGCATCATTTGCTAATTTGACTTGTATTGCTGTTTCATAGCGCATTGCTCTTGAACTGTCAGCCCAGTCATGATTTAACCAAGTGTTAGTATCGGCTGTTAAGTAGACCGTATCTTTTCCAAAAATACTGTAAGCGAAATGGCGCTTTCCTTTATTCGGGTTTAGCTTGCCTGATTTATTTATAGCTTCTGCGTTTTTTATAGATGTGCCGTGGTATAAGATTCGCCCGTCTTGAGGCGCGGGGTCTACATCAGGTGCTTCTGCTAATTTAATAGCCTCTTCGGGGTTCTCGATAGCCCATTTGTAGGCCCCGATTATAGGCGCTGCTTCCGCTGAAACTTGAGAGCACGCTATGCCGCCTACTTTTTTGGTATCAGTTTTCTCTACCAAAGAAAGCAGCTTGGTTAGCGATTCTTCGCGCTTCTTAACTTCCTCGGCTTCGTATTGTTTGCGAAGCTGCGTTTCTTTTTCTTTGAGAGATTTTGCTTCGTTCTCTAAAGTCGAAATCCAAAGCTTCTCTTCGGGAGTCGCTTTGTTCTCGTTAAACGGGGTTACGCCTATAGAGCGCTTGTATTCGTTTAAATCCAAACGGGCTTGCAGCGCATCGTCATAAGCTTGCTTTATCTGGCCGCGCAGGGAAGTCTTAGCTTCTGCTTGCGCCGCCTCTTTTTTGGTTATGCCACCAATTAATTTTGTGGCGCTGGTTGGCCTGAGCGCATGAAGTTTTTCTATTTCTAATTCAAGTTCTGCTTCTGCAACATCTACATCTTTATTTGCAACTTTAGCTGCGCCGAGCTTCGCAAGCGCCTGACTTATGTTGTACTTCGCTTGAGTGATGGCGTGTTCGTCTTTTAAGACCTGTACTGCGGCCTTAGCGTTATCTACTGCAAGCTCCGCTTTTTCAGTGCGCTTAGAAGGCCCAGGAGCTTCTGTATCAGGTTTTACTTTTCTTGCTGCGTCTTGCTCTTTTGCTTCGTCAAGTTTCTTTTGCGCGGCTGCTACTTTAGCTTCCGATTTTACAATCTCGCCTTGAAGTTTTATTTGGTTTACTTTGGATACGTTCTTTGCAGGTTCAATACCAAGAATGTCTCTAACAGCGGTTTCTACTGGTCCTTGCTCTTTACCTTTTTCACTAACGTGGATGCTGTTTATTAGGTGGCCGACTACCTCTGCGGTTCCGCCAAGCAGCGCTCCTTGAGCGGTTACTTGCGCGAAGCCTTTTAGCATGGTGGCAAAATCAGGCGGGGTTATGTGCTCATCGTATTTAGCTGAGAAATGCGTTATGGCATATTCTGCGGCCTTTTGAATATCCATAATTGCTACGGATTTACCAACAGTTAAAGCCGCATGGCTTGCGTGTTGAACAAGGCTTTTAGTTATTTGCGCTTTTATCGGTTGGTTGATTGGTATCAACTGCGTTGCGCCTTTACCGAGGAATATGGCTTGAGCAGCGCCGCCGACTAGCCCCGCAGCAAGCGCTGATTTTCTTGCTAAGTCTGGGTCTGCGCCTTGGTTTATCAAGTCTCTGTACATGCCGCCCGCAGCGACTTCTGCGCCGGTTTTCATCATGCCAAGCCTAACGCCTTGAGCGCCGCCCCCTAAGCCGCCCATCACAGCGCCGCCTGCTGCGCCTGCTGGAATTGTGACTGCCGCACCGGGGCCGGTTACAAGACCAACTTCTCCTACAGTGCCGCCAAAGACGGCCCCAGTTGCCGCGCCGCCTGCTAAGCCTACGCCACCTAAAACCGCAGAGTCTTTCATCATCTGGCCCAAATATGGAAGGGCCCCATATAAATGCCGAGCGCCCCACATGCTTGCATGTAGAACGTCGTTTGGCTCTTGGTCGAACTCTTCTAAAGATAACGTTCTGCGTTGTTGTAGTGCATCTGGATTGTACAAACGTTTTGCATCTTCATTTGTTATCTCGCCGCGCAAAGCTCGGTTCCAACCTTGGATGCTGTGAATATCACTTTCTTGCGTGTTGTAGCTATCAGCCATTAGCTTAGTAATATTCTTGGCTCTATCCCATGATTGCTTAGATACTACCGCCGATAGGATTTCAAACTTTTTCTTTTGTTCTGTGCCCTCGGACGCCGCCTGCTGTGGGTTAATCGCAGGCGTGTTTGTAGTAGTCTCAGCGTCAACCATGTTAAACGCTTGTCTTTCTTCCGGCGTAACTGTGCTTTCTTCTGGCATTGGCTACCTCACTTCAGGAGGCGGCGGTGGAACAGTGCCTTTCTTAGTTTTACCGGGGCCGGGAGGCGCAGTACCCCGAGGAACAAACATCATTCCTTCAGGGCTTGCTGTGGGTAGAATTGATGGAGTATTCGGTGGCGGTGGAACCGCTACTCTTTTACCCCTATCATTCACAATTACAGGCTCCGCTTGACTGCGAATCGGTTTTACTTCGGGGGTTTTTATAACCGGTTCAAACGGAGTTGCAGAGCCATAAGCGGTGAAATAGTTATGCACGAAATCTTGCGCTGCCGCGAGCTTTGCATTTTGAATATCTATTTTCCCATTCACTAAAACTCGCGGGTCGCGCTTGGATATAAGCTCGGCCTGTTTACTAGTAACAGCTTTGTTTATAACCAGTTGTTGCTCAGGCGTTGATGCGTTCATAAAGCTGTGCAGTTCTGGTGGAGCGCCTTGCGTTTCAGAATGGAACATATCAAACCAATTAGAAACGGGATGCGCTCCCGGCCTGAGAACAGACGGTATAACCGCATCGCGTATTTGGTCTAAATGTTTAATACCTTTGCGGTACTCTTCCAATTTTATATGGCCCGAATGATATGCGTTGTCTAATTGCTTACCAAAAGCGTTTACTTCTTTGGCGGTGATGCCTGAGCCCTCTACATGATTGGCATTGCTGTTTTCTGGGTCTGCAACAATTCTCGCATTTATTTTACCGGCGAACTCTGCAAAGCCTTTATCTATGCCGACTTGAGACTTAAGCGCCGCAGGAGATTTTAAAACTTCGTCTTTCTTTTGATTGGACATATTGTGAACGTAGCTTTCTTCTGAACGGTTATCTTGAATCCCTTGGCGCTGTATAGACACGTTTCTATCCGCCGCAGCCCGATTAGAGTTATCAATACTGATGCCGATGCCGACCAAAGAACTTTTAGCTGACAACGCTTCTTTAATTAGTGAGTCGTCGCGCTGGCCTTCTGGCTTCGCGAGCTCCGCATCAATAATAGGATTCAATGCCGATGCTACAGTTGCAGCACCGGTTGCATCTTTGTTTTGATGAGCAGTAAGAGCATCGCTTTTTATTTTGAGGATGCTTGTGTACGTCGCTGAATTTTTATGCTCGATTGCATTTGCTATGTCTTTATCTGAGGCTTCAATAGCGTTGTTTAATTTGACTCTGTAATCGCCTTTTTCTTCTTCATTTAAAACACTGTATGCAGGATGGTTATCTAAGTCTGTAAGCAGAGAAAGAAGCTTTCCTTTCTGCCCGTTACGAGCTTCAAGAATATCTCCGTTAGTAGCTTTCAAATAAAATTGGGTATTTTGTGCCTGCGTTATCCCTGACTTCAAAGCCACACCGGCTAAGGTTTTTGGCCGCTGTGCATTTAGCTTATCGTATTGATCTTTATTCAGTGAGAGCGCAAATGGTAATTTAAAATCTTTGCTTTCAATGCGCTGTAGCTGCGTCATAAGACCGTCGCCGCTACCTAAAGTCGCCGCAGTATCTTTCTGAACTTTTGCGTCGGCTTGAGCAGCAACATTTGACATAGCCGCATTTTGGTTAGCGCGGTCCGCTTCATACATAGTTTTAGTAGCGGCTTCTTTTAATGCAAGTGTTCCGTTTTTAAATTTAAGTTGTTCGACTTCGTTAGGCTTGAACCCAAGAGTTGGGTCATTAATTACTTGGTTTTGCGTAGCAGTAAATACTTTTGGATATTCTTTTTGCGATTCGGAGTAATCAGCAGTAGGCAGCAAAAATGGCTCCAATGCTTGCCTGTGAGCTTGGCTAAATTGGTCCTGCATAGTGGCAACATGCCCTGCTTCTGTGTAAGCGTTTATCTGTGCATCTGCATTTGCTTTTTTCGCTTCCGCTATGTTTCTTTGTTTTTTAGCTTCCTGTTTCTGAGCGTAAACCGCATCCCCTATTCCCTGGGCAACTGTAGAAATGGCGGCATGAGCCAAGTGAGCCAAGTTGTGATTTGGCGCATTGACTGATGGAATGTAGTTAGTGCTGTAAGAACCGAACAAAGCATTTTGAACATGCTGCGTTGCTGAAACCCCGGCATTAGAAATCATCTCAGCAGACTTATCTACTCCCGGTGTTCCAACCAAAGAGGATGCTAATTGACCTTGTTGATAGAGTTTCATTTGCATAATTTATGGCCCGAATAAATTTTTGGATATTCCAGTAAAACCGCCTGAGCTATTAAATACGTACTGCGCTCCTTGAACTGCGCTGTTTAAAATTCCATCTGCTACAGCGTTGTGATTATCGGATGCAGCCTGCGCCTGAGCCTGCAATTGATGCGCTGTTGTTTGAGCCTGACCTTGAGCGAATTGGATATTGTTTGACGCATTATTCGCCACGAAATTATCCTGAGTGCCAAGCAGTGACGCGCGGCCTTCGTTCATTACTTGCGTTGCTTGCTGCGTCAACAGATTCGATTGAGCTTGAGAACGCGCAAGGATTGCATCAACTTCTTGTTGCCCTTTTTGGCGGGTATATTCTAATTGCAAAAGCGGGCTACCTTGAAGTAGCACGCCGCTGTTTCCTACTGATGCTGCTTGGTCTTCTCTGAAATGCTGCACTGAATCAGCTTGTTGTAAGGCTTCGTTTGTGCCTTCTTTCTGCGCGATGAGAGCTTGGCCTTGCAGCGCCCCGGCTTGATTGCCGTATGACTGCAAAGCCATACTCGCAGCCGGACCCCAAGGGTTACCAATCGGCTCTGTTTGCTGCATAGGATTTAGTGGGGCAGCCGGTGTTGATGAGTGGCCCCCGCCGAACAAACTTCCCATTAGGAAACCCTCGCCCACATTTTGTAGTCTTCTTTATTGGCAGAATATTTTTTCAAGGTGCCCTCACATTCAAAACCTAAAACTCTCATCCATTTATCCGTCTGCTCATTTGCTAACGATTCAGTAAACATGCGGTGATAACCGAAATCAGAAGCCAAACGAGCAAGGGAGTTTTTGACGAAGCGAACAACTGATTTGGCAAATTGGGGAACATAAACACTCGGTATAACAAAAACTCTGATAACACCCGGCCACTCTTCTATATAGCCGAGAATAAGTATAACCGTATCCCCCATAAAGCAGGTAGCAACTGACCCTTGATTAGCTACATTCACAATCCAATCACGATTGATATATCCATTTTCGTATTCTCTAAGCTCTATGTCGTAAGCGTGCTGCGGCTCAAAAGCGACGCCTTCTAACGCGCTATACATCATTCACCAAAATGAACATATCAATTCCGGTGATTGTCGCTGGAAGTGGATACGGTTGAACGATGTAGACGGATTTATCTTCTGATGCCAGTGGCCCAGACCATTTATCAATATAGTTTTGAGTCTTAATTCCGTTGTGCAAAGGTGTTGGCCTGCCAGTAGAATCGGCTGTACTTCTGAAAACCATTCTGTCCATGCCGGTATAAATGTTAGTACCAAACTCAATACCAAGAGTATTTACGAAAGTGATAGAAGCTCTTTGCAGTGACCGGGCTTTCGCTTCGCCTGAGCCGTTTTGGACAGGTACATCTAAATTCAAAGTGTGGAGCGTTCCTTTATACGGATAACCCACTACAACGTAGCTTGCAGGGTCGGTTAAAGTTATGGCGCCATTTGCAACTACAAACGTTCCTAGATAGCCGCCATCAGCAACGACTGATAAAGTCTCACCATTCCACAAAGAAAGGCCGCTTAAAGTGGTGGCAGTGAGATACCAGTTACCCGCAGGAATTACGTTCGTATTATCGAATGATGAACCTGTTAGAACCGTTACTGTGACTTGCGTAGGGCTAACGTATGCAGTTATAGACGCTCTGCCGCCGCCGTTACCATTGATGTCAAATTGCTTCCAGATTTGGCGGCCTACCATCGCAGCCGTAAATATGGCAACTGATGACGTTATTGTGATACCGACTCCGGAAGTTGCAGATAAAGTAAGCGTAGCCCCCGCTGTAAGACCTGCGAGACTGCCATCATAAACACTGCTCATATCCAAGTGATTCATCGTCTTCATGGATTCAAACATGGCATTTTGCCAGCGCAAATCATCAGCAGCTTTAGTTGGGCCAGGGTCGCCTGTTAGTGGCACTACACTTGTGTAATCAGGGCGAATCGGATAGACAGGTGCATCGGTCAGATACTCGATAGAACGAACCGTAGAGCCGTTTATGACGCGCTCTACGTGGAACCACATCTGGTCACCTGATGCAAATAAGCTGTTTGTCTGGTTCCGCAATAGCCGGGCCATTGAGATGACCTTACCAAAAGGAACAGTTATATTTTTGGTATTGACGCTTGAACCACCAAGGTAATGCCGCGCCCAACCGGAAATATTTTCTGCGTCCTTGAACGTGAGAGATAAGAACCTGCCGTCGTAACGGTTGACCCAAATTAAGTCAGGCTGTCCTTGTTGCTCGATACATTGCTTGAATCCGTTTGGAGTGAGGTGGCTTGCAACAAAGTTTCTATCAGTGCTTGTGTAACCCGCTGAGAGATAGTTGTACTCAATGCTTCTAAGGAGTAGTCCACCTCTTTGGAGGTAGAACAAGTTAGTACCGTTAGAAATGGGTTGTGAGTTGACAGTGCCAAAAGTGTTGACTGACTTGGCGGTGATTGCGCTTGGCGTTGCTGGTTGGTCTGAGCTACTGCCGTAAAGTGTTCTGATTGAGCCATAAGTACCAATCACCATAAACTGAGATGTAGACGTTATCCATTGTATAGAATCGAGCAAGCCATGCACGGGGGCAAGCGTGAATACATAAGCATCAGTGGCTAGTGTGCCACCGGTGAAAACGTCATATCTAGGCGTTCCAGTTGTAGGCGCTGCCGATGCCCATGCGCTCATAGGCGCTAAAGGAGTGGCCGCCAAAAGTAATCTGCCGGAATCTGTGAACGCGCAAGCTCTCGGCCAGCGCGAAGGATTAGCAGTGCCACCAGAAGCATAAGCCGTATAGCCTGTGGAATTGATATTATTACCGCTTAAATCTTGCAAGCTAAAGTGCGTCGTATCAATAACTGTTATGCGGTACTGTGTGTTATTTACTTGCGTCATCCCAACAACGCCTTGAAGCGTTACTGTTTCTCCTGATGCAAAACCGTTAGCCGCAGAAGTGAGAACTACTGCGGGGTTAGCTTGTGTTATGTTTGAAACAGTTATTGACCCTGATGGAAACGGGTCTGTAGTACGGATATAAGTTGCCAGCGTCCATGATGAATTGCCTAATCGTTGCAGCTTCCTTGGTTCATAGTTGTTGTTGGTAATGTAGGCAGTATCTGCGATTTGAGCGAATTGCAAATATGGTAAATCTTGAACCAGATACGGAGCTACTATCTCGTAAATAGGAGTTATGGTTCCGGTAGTAGTTGGTGGCGTCAAACCACCGGCGCTGATTGAAAAGTTGTTGGCATCAATTATCGTTACTGCTTGGTATGATCCGTTTAAAGCGTCCCATCCACCGCCAACAAAGCCAGTTAGGAAAACTTCTGCGCCCGCCACCATACCGTGAGCAGTTGCTGTTAACGTGACTGCGGAGCCGCTGTAGGCAGTACCGGTTATTGTAAGCGCATTAGCATTTAAAACAGGCCCGTTGTTTGTATAGAAGCGGAACCAACCTGCGGTTGCTTCAATGACATACGCCTGAACATCATTGAACTGAAACGAATAAATGTAAGCCGGGCTGTTAGTTCTAGTTGTCCGGCAAAACATGGTGCCGTTTCTAAACCGAAAGCCGCCTTGAGGCATGACTACAAAGTTTTCGCACTTACGCACTGACTTGGCGTTAAGAGCGATATCTACTCGCGAGAACGTAAGCGGGTCTACTTCCCCACCAGAGACGTTTACGAGTAGCTTGTTTTGAACCATTTAGGGACCATAAGGAGGGAAGCCGGTTATATAGCCGGGAGTACCGAAAACGCCTTGTCTGCGAGCAGTCAGGATGCTGCTGTTGAGGATTTTAAGCGGTGGCGCTTCCTGGCCGTCAATTGATACCGCATCCGGTATTTCAGCCATGAGAAGCGCGTTCATTGCTTTTGTTACTGCGGGGTCGCCTGTCAACTGGTAAGCGAGTGCAACTGCCAAAGTAAGAGACAAGACCTGCCGGGCTAAATCATCCCATTGCGATATATCTTGAACGTCTCTGATGTAGCGAAGATTCATAGATGGAGCAGCACTATTGTTGACTAAGATTTGCTTGCCGCGAATATCATAAGTGCCGGTTTGATTTGCATAGTATTCAGAAGACCCGCCGCATGACAGGAACCTGACAAAATCACTGGGCAGGGCATAGAAATCGCTGAAATCTGAGGGCTGCGTTATAAGAGGTACTATTTGTGATGGCGTTGCTACTCCACCAGATACATAAGCGCCGTACCCAACAGTGTTCACTGTGGCGCCGTTGTATATCAAAGAGAATGTGTTGGTATCAATTACCGTCACTGTGAAAAGTGTGTTGTTTAACTGGGTCATCCCGACAACGCCAGTAATTGATATTTGCATACCTGTAGTGAAACCGTGACCAACAGCGGTTACTACGCCTACAAGAGCTTGGGTTATACCTGTTATGGCCGCAGGATTTGTTGAGCCGGATACAGTAGTTGTGCCAACCAAAGAAATATTAGCTTCGGTCTTGGCGAAATTCCAGACGTATTTCCTTAAAACAGAACGCCTAGCAATTGGTAATTGCCGGGCGAAAGCTGATTCGATTTGATTCGATGGAGGCGAAATCGAAGAGATAGGCGCCTGCCGCAAATAATCGCAAGTCTGATTACAAACGTCGATTTCGGCAGCAGGCGCACCACTCATATATCTACCTCACTTTTGGCAGGATTTAGTTATTAACAAAATCCATCAGAATTGACACCGTACCAAGAACGCCACCGGTCACGTTCATGGTCATGCACAGGTCGAAGGCATCAACGCGAGTTGTTGCAATGGTCGGTGCTGTTTCAGTTTCACCAGCGATTTCAAACAAACGTTGGTAGTAGAGGTTGATGCTTACCTGAGTCATACCATCCAAAGCAATCTGAGGGTTCAGGGATGCTCTGGCTGTGGCGAGAGTTGCAGCGCTCAGGAATTGGCTACCTGTGCCGACAATTGCGCCAAAGTTTGGAAGATACAAACCAAGGTTAACTGAGGTTGTACCGGCCATCGCAGTGTTAGCAACCATGATGCGAAGTGGAATGATGTTCGCGTTCAGGTTTTTAAAAATGCGATAAACAGAGGCTGCCGAATCGGATGCAGCGATGGTGAAAGTTTCATAGATTGATTGCACGCCGCATCCACCGCCGCCCCTGAATGCGGGAAGTACGGGTTGAATGTATCCAGTTGATGCAATATTTGGAGAGACGTACTGGTTGACTACTGCCATTTTAAAATCCTCGTTAGAAGTGTAAGACGGAAGACAGGCCCCTTACGAGGCCCGTCGCATCTTCTTACTGTGTGGTTGTGAGAAGTTGTACCATTTTACCTTCTGCTCTAGTGGCACCAATTGCACCTGAGATTTGCAGTTGCTTGGTGTTCACTAAATCCGGTCTGTCTTTGACAGTGATTTGCCAATCGCGCTCGATACCAACAACGATACCGTTTTTAGCAAGAGCAGCGTTTTGACGAATACCGGCGACGACTGGGAGAACTGGAATTGTGACGGTCTGACCAAAGATGACAATATCCATTCCCAAGCAGCTAATCATCCGGCCTTTTTCGATAGCCATTTGAGTGGTGTACTGGGAGTTGGTCAACTGTTGAATCTGCATCAGAGTTGTATGCTCTTCGCCTGATACGAAGATTGCAGTCTCATTGTCTACAGCTTCGGTGGCGACTTCTGCGTCAATGAAGTTCTGCTTCAAGAGCAACAGAGAGTTGAGAGTCAAACCGGCGTTAGCGTTAACAGTAAGAACACCGTCACCGGCTGCGGTAACAGTGTTTTCAAAGTTGCGGCCATATTGAACAGCAGCGAACAAAGCAGCATAACAAACACGGTCAAAGGCGCGTTCCATAGCCATGATAGCGGCTCTGGCATAATCGCCTTGAGGGTCGGTCAAGCGAGCTTCAATGTCGTACTGGTCGAAAGGAAGAGTGACGGAGAATTGTCTACGACCGACTTTTCTGCGGAAATGCTCAAGGTCATCGAACTGAGTGACGTTAAAGCGGCCAGTCAATTCACGAGCTTCTACGGTGCCAAGACCGTCGTAAGCCATTGAATCGCCTTTCATTTGTCTAATATCTGCATACGGTCTGAAACGCGAGTGCATCTGTTGTTGTTTGATGTGCATCATATCGGAGAACTGAGTAATCAGTTGCGTCGCGATGGTTTCCATAGCCATAGGAACCTACCTCATTTATTGATAAATCTGTGGAGTGTTTCAACTTCGCAGACGCTACCCGTAAACGGACGTTACTTATGGTTTGACCATCAACAGACGGACTATTTTTCGCTCCCCGCCTTACCTCTACTATACACGAGGGAAGGATATTTTGACTAGACTATTTCTGATTTGTTCCATAAAGTTGGTTCACGCGCTTCTTAACCATCTCATGCTCAGGATGCAACACATCCCCATAAGCCTTGGAAGACATGAGCGCCAAGCGTTCTTTCTTTACGGCATCGCCATTAGGGTCAGAGTTACTTACGCCGTTTCTGTTGAAACCGTCTTCTCTCAAATAATTACCGGCAGTCTCGTTTAGAACTGCGGCCACCATAGTCAGAGTCTTATTGTCTTGAACACGCAGCCAATTAATCAAGTCAGGGTCTTTAGATGACTGCAAGATTTTCATGCCGTTTGCTTTGACTTCGTTGACACGAGCGCCAAATTTATCGGACATCATTTTGTCAAATTCTTTATCGTACTCTTTCAAGCGGGTTTCTTTGGTAGACTCCCACTCTTTCATCTTCTGCAATTGCAACTTGTCGTGAGTGTGAACCAGCTTCTGGAATTGCTGAGTGGTCATACCGTCTTCTAGTGCAGCTTTTTTAAGCTCAGTCATCAAGCCTTCTGGCCGTGATGCTTCAATCTGGCTGCCAATTTCTTTATCGCTTTCAGCCCATGCAATCGGTTCAACTTTGAAATCGTCAACAGATTTAGCAGCGTTTTCTTTTGGTGCGCCAAGCTTGGTTTGCAAACCTTTCATTTGCTTGAAAAGCTCAAGGCTTGGATTTTCTGACTTCTCTAAATTCTTGACCCAAGGCTCCTCGGCGTATTCAGCAGGTACAAATTTTTTGAAGTCTGGCTTTTCGTCGCCGGGAAGCGCAGAGCCAAACTTGAAAGTAGATTCGACTGAATTAGGAGTGCTTACGGCGTCTCCGGCTCCCACAGTGGCGGTGGCAGTTGTGGTGTTCTCTGAGCCAGCATTTGGTGAGTCTTCGTCCATATTGATGTATTCTCCAATGATTTATTTTCGGCGGGTTGTGGTACGTGGATTGCAGCGTCAAGCTCGATTAGAGCCAGCTTTTCTTTTGGCAGGTAGTTGCGAATTTCTAACCAGAGGTTACGATTCGCTTCTTTCATAATCATGGCATCAGTATCGACTTTGCCGTCTGCGGTGCGAGTGATGCTTGAATTTTGGAAATTGCATCTGGTGTTTAAAAACTTGAAAAATGCAATGCCGTATTCATCGGATGCAATGTGAGTCATGGCTTCTTTGAAATATTTTGCTTGATGGTCTTCCATTAACCTTGTCCTTGTCCTTGTCCTTGTCCTTGGGCGGCGATGGCGTCAAGAATAGCAGTTGGCGGCAGACCTGACTTACTTGTCGCATCCGCAGCTTGGCCAGCGTGTTTAGCAGTGAGCGCCACTTGTTCGCCCTTAGCAGCCTGAGCAGCTTCTTGCATTTGCTGCGCTCTGCTTTGTCTGATGGCCTGTATTTCCTCAGATGAATTGACAATCTCAGGAGGTGCGCCGGTAAGCTCTTGCAGCTTGAGAAATAGCCTGTCAAAGTTTATCGCATCAAGCACTTCTGACTTGATGGCGCCAATCTTCTCGGCAATCCCCATGATGTTGGTAATCGCGTTCAACTCTTCCAGTTTCATCATGCGAATGGCGGGAGAGATGTAAGTGATTTTGTAGAAGCTCTGCTTGTTCGCTAAGCGTTGCAAAAGAGCGTCAGGGATAATTAGTGGCTTAATGCCTTGTTGCTGCGATTGCAGGGCTTGTGGGCTGTTTGCTGGAACGCCTAGCAAACCCTTGTTAAACATGATATGCGCTGTGCGGCGAATCAAGCGAGTGAATAGCTCTGCGTATTGGCGCGAGTAGGTTGTATTCAAAGATTGGCCGCGCATCTCGTTTCTGATATTGGCTTCCATGCCAGTCATGCGCGAGTCATTGCCCAAGTCGTTAAGGCGGTCAATGTAGAATCCGCGCTCAATAATTTGCTGCAATTCTTTAATATGTTCCTCAGTAAGCGATACGTCGCCAACATCAAAGAGTGGCTCCCATGCTTTGCCTGTGTCCTGCATCCGGCCTGAGATATTGCGGATATTGACGGCCCCGGCGCTGGTATTAAACGTACCGCCACCAAGAGAGCCATCGTAATTCAAGATACCGGGGGGATTGAGTTTCTTCTCAACAGCAACGGCTAACATCTCCCGCAAGAAGTTAGCTTCGATAATGTCGGGAAGAAACTCTGTACCCGGTGCCCGTCCGTAAACTTCGCCCATTGCTTTCCAGAAGCGGGTTACGAATACGGGCATCTCTTCATAGCCTGTTTCACGTAGAACACAGTTGCCTGATACTTCAACGTGGATAGACGCAATCGGCATGGCGAGTGAGCCAAAGAGCGGTTTAACGTCATCTATTCTTGGCTCTATAGCTTGAATGATTTCTACTTTCTCGTCGCCATTTTCATTTAAGAATGAGTCGCGAGTTCTCTTTGATACCTTGTCAATTCCATACTCTTGAACGACTTGCTTGACTGTCAGAACCTTCTTGATGTAGACAGTATCTACGAATCCATCAGGGCCTTCTGATATACAGATTTTCTTGCAATCAAGCGGATAGTACCGAACTGGCTTCTCCATCTGGTCAGGGCCAAAGTTTTCTTCAACGAAAACCGCAGATGTACCGAATCCCAATTGGTCATGCATGTACTCAAAGATTGAAGTCTGCAAGCTCGCTTCTGGGTTATCCATCGCGCTGTACATGCGCTTAGAAGCAGTGGCATAGTAGCTTTTTATCTCAGCGTTATTCTTTAAATCATCATCCATATCGTCCGGCGCATCAAAGACAAATGTTTTAGGGCCATTCGGCCAGAGCGCACCGGCAAGAGTAGATGCTGATTGCTGACATGCGCTAATCGCCGTGGTATCAAATACCTCGGCTGTAAGTGGCTGCCCATCAGATAAATCGTTATAGAAGTTTCTTTTGGTTGGTATGACAAAAGCGCCTGCAACTTGCCAGAGCGGCAGCCAAGGCTGTTTCATAGCGTTCATGCGTTCATATCGATTAATTACTTTACGAGCGCGTTCGCTAGTTTCGTAGCCTTGGTTTTCCATTTAAATATCTCCGAAAGTGGCTGTAGGAGCCATTCTTCATCCCCCTAAAAATGTGTTGCGACTGCTGTTATTCGACAGATACGTTCCGAGCGGAAGTGTCTGAGCGCCATAGAAGCCGCCGTTACCTTGAGGCGTATTTGTCGCTCGCAAGTTGATGTTATTCAACGCTTGCTGCTTTGCGTATTGTTGGTCGAAGAATGATTGCTGCTGCCACAAATTTTGGTTATCTTGATTGCGAGTTTGAATAGCTGTGTCGTCTTGTTGCTTGTTGAAATCAAGTTGTTGCTGTTGCTGCGACGCTTGCTGCTGCTGGTACTGCTGTTGCTGTTGTTGAACCTGCATTTGGTTTTGCTGGTCATTGTTATTGCTATTGTGCCCGCCGCCCATAGTAACCTCCTTTGCCGATTAGGCTTGTAATTCTTCCCAAACAGCAGATATGAAACCGGCAGCCGCAGCAGATGCTTGAAGTGCAATTGCTGCACCCGGCGGCAATATAATCTTGCCGTTAATTTGGTCTTCAAAGATTGATTGCGATTGAAGAGCCGCAGCCAAAGAACTTTGATGCAGTCTGATAATTGTAGGCACTGCACTTAACGTAGCCGCTCTGAATGGAACGCATACTGCGGCAGTAGGGTTATTTAGAAGTGTTGGCACCGCAGCTAAAGCAGTTACCGCTGATGGATTGGCAACGTTGACAGGAGTAAACGCATAATAGAAGACAACCGCCGCAGCAGGAGGCGCTGACAGCGATAGATTGAGAACTTTAAGATAAGCGTTCACGCCACTTCCGACTGGGTTGTATAAACCAAAAGTAGCTACTGTTGCAGATAAACCTACGCCGAAAGTTTGCGCTGATTGAGTTGCCGCAGCGTATTGATTGCCGACAGCTTCTTGTGAATAAAACAGCGGAACGCCGTTTGCATCTACTTTGGTTGTGAACCCGGTGACTACGTTATTTAGTGGCATTTTCTTACATCCCTAGAAGTGAGCGACGACCGACATTTGCGACAGACTGGTCGCCCAAATTTGAAGTAGCAACCCCGGGGGATGCGCCCGGTCCTATTTGATTGAGATTCACAACTGGCCCAGTGAGCGCATCTAATTTTGATTGTTGCCCTTGCAATTGATAAGCGAGTTGATTGGTGTACATTGATTCCATATCGTTAGAATTTTGATTTTGACTTAGTGCATTAAGCCCCATCTGATTGATGGAGTTGTTAGCGTCTCTGGCAAACATAGATGCTTGCTGGTTGCCATAGGCTACTTGCATATTGGCCGGGCCGTTATTTGGTTTAGTGTGACTTAGAAACCCCATTGTCTACCCCTTCTAGTATTCTGTGACATACCATATCTAGCCCTATCAGACATGCCATCATCAGGGGTATCACCATTCAATCCGCGAATGGCACGACGAACGCTTGACTCTGAGCCATTCCTAGAATTTACAGTTTGGGTGGGTGGTTGTGTCATGCTCTTACTTCGTACCGGTTGCGCGAACGTTAAAATCATAGCATCTGCATGGTTGGTACTACGACCAATATCTTTCCGGATTTGGTCTTTAGATGGAATGAACACCTTACCCCGGTCATTGATTGCCGGTTCTGGTATCGCCATCAAATCAGCTTGCAATTCTCCATTATCGAAAATTGATACCGGGCCTTCGTCAAACCATTTCCTCAAGTCAAAGAACATCTCTGCTCTCTTATTCCCGTATTGAAAATCTGTGGGACTGGAAGAGAAATCAACGGCATGAACCATCAAGTAGCCTAACGCTCTGAGGTTGTCCACAGCCCCAATTCCCTGCGCCGGGTCAACGAAGCAGGCATCTGCATCAAAGCGGTCGATAAGACCCGCTAAAACGCCTGTGAGCCTTGTCGTGTTCATTGTGGGATGCTCTTCCTCGTGAATCACTTCTCGCCCACGTCTTGCTTTAATTACTGTGGGGTCTGTTGTTCGGCCTGGGTCGCAACCGATTACAACTGAGGCATCCCAATCTTGCACCTCGGCAACTCTCGCTGCTTGAATCTTTTGCAAGTTGAAGAATGAAACACCAGATGACTGGAACGCTTCCTCAACTGTGAATGGGTACTCTTGCTTGAACAACCTGTCAGGGTCGCCTTTAGAATACAACTCGACTTTCTTGTTACGCCGCCAAAAGATTTGCTCATCGTCAAGGTCGTAGAGTTTTTTAAGTACCGCTTCCTCTTCCTCTAACTGGAAGTTTGGCGGCACTGTGAGCCGGTATTCATCAGACCAGTACCATGGCACAAAGTCTATTTCATATTCTGATTTACCGTTCTTAGCATTGAGATAGAACTGATAGAACCAGTTGAGGCCGTTCGCCGTTGTCTCAAGGAATATCTCGGAACCGGGAGCGTTAGGGACTGTTTGCAGCGCCCCTGACTGAACGTTCTCCCCTTTTGGATAGTGGGCGGGTTCTGAGGCATGAAAGAAGTGGTTCATACCAGAGCGGCCAGTACCTTCAGCTTTCGCAGTTCCTATGCCATATCTTGAGTCATTAGATAAAACGTAAGTTTTCTTGTTGTCCGTATCGAGAGTTGGCTTGATTACCGGCTCACACTTCTCGTAGTACATTTTGACTTTATCGAAAAGAATATCTGTGGAGCCTGCTTCGTGAGAGAGGATGTACACAGACACAGCCTTGTTCATCGTCGCTTTCCAATAAAAGCGGGCGGTGATATAAGTTGAAGCGCCTTGTTGACGGCCTTTAATAATGATGCGCCGAACCTTACCAGTCCGACGCAATTGGTCTTCTGCTCTCTCGTGCAAGTAGAGTTGAGCTTTATTTAGGATGAGAGGTTGTATTGGATTGCGGGGGTCTTTCGTTTGAACTTTGAGATTTACTTTACTGAACAGCGGCAGGCTCTTTGTCAAAGCCTCATGAACCCGCCGCTGTCTTTCAGTAAGTGGCTCAGCCATTTATGACGCGACTCCAATCAACGAGGCAACGCCGTTTGTAAGTAAAAACAATTGCAGCGTTGATTGATTGTAGTAATACAAATCATCGTTAACGCGATAGTTGATTGATTGCTCAACAAGCAGACGGGCAGCGATTGCCGTAGCAAAAACAACACCGGCAAACTGTGTCTTGCCACCAAGGGCTCTCATCAGGTTCAGGCAATTAGTGTATGACATTACAAATCTCCTAGATTGTTTTTGTTGTATTGGTACTGCGGTTTTATTGTGATAACTTGTGTTGTTTCGTCTGCTGCTTGAATCGCTTCATACGTAGCGTCAATTTCTGCTGTGTGTTCGTAACCAACTTTATCGAGGTAGTCTTGATAGGTCACATTGACATTGACGTTCTGTGTCTCTTGCTTAGGTTTACCGGCGAGTCTATCGAGCATGTGAACAGTGGCATCGAAGTTCCCATCTGCCGCTTTCTCGGCAAGCCTCACCATAGTTACTTCCATCAATGTCATGCCTTGGAAGCGTTGCTCTTCGTCTGTGTCATTCTTTGGCTTGTACATGGAAGCGGCAGCGGCGGCAACCAAAGAAGTAGCTGATGCCTTCGTAAACGGCTCTACAATTACCGGGTAGGGTAATCCGTCACGCCATACGAAATACTCGTTTGATTGCCGCCCTGCCATGGCTTACAACTCTACCTTGTGGCCCGCTTCCGCTAGAAGCGCCCCGTAAAGCATCAAGACTTTACTTGTATCTGCTTCAGCAGCTTTTAAGAACAGTGAAGGTTTAATATCTCCTTTAGCAGTTCGCATTTGGATTTGTCGGGTATCTACATAGTCTGGTCTGTCTTTCACCGTTAACTCTAAGGCTTTTAGCTCAATTCCTTTCTTGATGTACTCTCTGGCTTCTTCTTTAGATGCGTACTCAAACGGCGCGGATTCTACGATGAATCTGCCGGTGCGCTCTATTTCTTTTAATTCAATAGTCATTTTACAAATCTCCTAGTCTGTCTTCTTTAGTTGGAGCTTCAACACGGAATGACTTTTTCGTTGGAGTCTTACCAGAAGCTTTACCGATACCGTTGAGGGCTAAGAGGTCATCGAAATCGATTGTCTCTTCCAATGCCCGGCGGATTTGCAAGTCGGCGGATTTGTGGACATACATTTTCTTTTGGTTGCGTTTGAAAGCATCTGGGTCTTTGCGGTAATCGATAATCGCTTGACGTAACTGCATATCGTCATCGAACAGTGATGGGTCGATTTCCATGCTGCGGTCTGCAATGAACTGGACAAGCTGATGCTTGTTCTGCATGTTGATGTCTTCTTTCAACAAGCCGGGGTTTGTGCATGTGGCTTTAGCAACTTCAAATGTCGCCAGGGTCAAGAAGTCTGTGTACAGTCTGGGGAGCAGCTTAGGAGCAACGCTGCGTTTAAAGATTGTGTGTGGATGGCACTCGGCTACCAACTTCGCCGGGCATTGCCAGGTCGCATGGTATTCCTTGGTAATGAGGCCAGTGGCGCCATCACGCGAATAGTATGTGCCGACCATTTCGATTGTGTAAATGTCATCGGTCTTTGTTTGTGTTGCTGTCGCCATCTGGCCGCCTCTCATTGGGGAAGACTACTATAACGCAGTATAGCTTAGCTCAACCAAAGAGAGCAACAGAAATCGCCGGAAGGTGCATCAACCGGCGAATCTGTTTGGCGCACCGGCGAAACCTTGCGCTCTTTTATTCTAGCAGTTTTGTTGCCGCAGTCAATGCAATGGAACAGTTGTATTTTTATTTGTCGGATTTTTTCTGAGTCGTATGCAACACAGGTGTTGTACAACACTTACTTACTAAATCATATGCAACATCTCTGTTGTACAACACTTACTTATAATTTTTTCTGTATCGCGCGGTAACCCCCATAGCGACGCCGCGTCCCCGGCCTGGGTCGCCCACCCCCGCCCCCGCCCCCTTCTTTGCCTGAATCACCTAGAAACTAAAAACACAAGCAATACAACAATACGATGGTACAACAACACTATTGCATAACAACCTCACAGCATAGCCAGAGCCTACTACATACCATAAGCACACGCTCTGTGCGCCCCTGTGAGGGCTTGTAGCAGAGTGAGATGGTAGATAGTACCTTGCGGTATAGATGGGGTCGAGAAGAAGCGATGCTAGCTACGTGTGTGATGCAGGCGACTACACCAGAAGGGATGGCGGGTATGTGATGTGGTCCTTGCGGAGCATGGTGAGGCATTTACTGTTGCATCTCCACTGTTTACTGTTGCATGTGACCTGGAATTACGATGCAATAGAAGTGTTGCGGTTCACATGAATTAGAAGTGAACCCTATCTGTACCAGCGCTATCGCAGTCAGGCATTATGTTTCGGGAAGTGGCACACGAAACACCCCATGTCAAAGCAAACTATATGTTGCGGAGACATATTGAGCACATTCAATCTGGTATCACATTTGACACAACCAAAAACCCGTATAAGTGCTCATATCAAGCATTTAGACCTGGGTTCAATGTGGGTTCACTTCTAGGTTCAATACGGGTTCAATACTAGGAACATGACAGGAACAAAAGATTGATTAAACAGAGTCTGCTTAGCAGTGCTGATTATTCGCTTTGATTGAGCCGGTCTGTATTCGCGGGGTTTTAACCCTGTATTACATCGCCTTGCATCTTGTAATATTGATATGTGTCATGCTATGCTGCAGTCAGTCATACAATTTACATGGAGCAATAACAATGTCATACAAATTAAAAGCTAACCCAGCGCCACGCGGTTTATTCGATAAGGTGCTGCAATTGCGCATATCTCAAGACATGGCCGATAGGATTGACGAATGGCGTAGAACTGCAAAGCCTGCTCCATCTGTATCTCAGGCAATTAGGCAATTGATTGACGCTGGATTGAGCGAGATTGAAGATGATGAATTTTCGATGATGGATACTGAATTGTAACGCTATATTACAAACTGTTGTATTCTCGGTGAATCATGGTATATTGAATACATGGAGACGGCGCCGCCGCTCCGATACAATACTAATATGGTGCAACATATGCCAATCCTTCAATTAATAGAATACCAAGCCGACTTGAGCCAAGAATTGGCAGACTTAAAAGTCACAAGGATATTCCACCCAGATCGGGTATCAGATGACCAGTTAATTGACCTTGAAACTGCTTTGCAAGCCGCTATGGACTTAATCGACCAACAATTATCACTCCCAACAACCTAATAGGTGCAACTATGAAATACAATCAATCACTACCATCAATTCTAAGCGTTATAACCGTGAGCCTAAAAGATACCGGCATTGTCGGATTCGGTCCACAATTTCCAGACATGATAACTGATGGCTCATGGGCTATTCGCCGCAGCGCTCTTAAATTCACTAAGAACATGCCTAAATTCTTGCTTGAAGCTCTTAATGCTGAAACAAGAGACGGCCCTTTATTTGATGTCTTTATGGACAAAAAAACATTTAGCCAATTATATGCCTGTGAGCCTGCGACCAATTCAATCCGCGCTATTCCTACAATGAGAAACGGCGTATGCGCTCCGGCAATGGAAATGCAGCAATGTGGCGCTGATAAGAAACTGACTGTTAATGCTCGGTATTTGAAACTTATCTGGGAGTTATTTCCAGCTTGTGACTGGGCCATTTTGAATGATAACACTATTGTTTTAGCGGGCAAGGATGGCGAGATTGTAGCGCTCTTGGCAGTGGTGAAAACAAAATAGGCTCTTAATCTGTCTAATTAGGGGATTAGTTCGCTAGTCCCTTAAATAGACCGATTAACGACCGGCAAACTACCGCAGACACAATATAGGTGCAACTATGGCCAAAATAACTTTCAAGACCAAAGCCGGTAAATTACACGATGGGGATATCATCGTGGATGAATTTAAGGTGCCAGCGCTCACTCGGAGCCACTG